AGAACCACCCTGCGCCATAGAAACTGTAGTAACCGCAACAGTGCCACCACCAATATTAGTGTTGCAGGTAAATGCTTTGGCGTTGTTTGCAGCTTCCTTATTGGAAACAAAGTAATCCAAAGTAACCACATTACCAGAAGTAACTGGTCGACCAGTTACACCATCACCAAAGTAAACTTCATACAACTCATTATCAATTTCCTTAACAAAGAAAACTGTATCATCTGGCTTAACCAGCGTTAGGTCATCACCACGTGTATAAACTACGTAACCACTGGTGCTGGTACTGTCCTGAACACGAACACTTAGTGTAGAAAGATCTGCACCAGGATTCGGAATTAGGAACGAAACACCTTCATTGACGATATACTGAAAACGCAGTGGCGTACCTTCGGTAATAACTACATTGCTAAAGGTATAAATGCCATTAACTGGTGTTGTTGTTACAGCATTTCTACTGTAAAAATTGTAGTTTACTTTATCGATAGAAGTTGAGAATTGAGTAAACGCTGGAAGCGTAAGTGTGTCTGGAGAATTTGTAGCATTGAAAACGGTAATGTTAACAACTGCCTCAGCACACTTGGCTGGGACTGGAATATAACCCAACGACTTGGCATGGGAAACTACGTTGTTTCGTTTGGAAGCTGAATCCAAGAATGCCTCGTTCATGGCAAGGTTGGCATACATCGCATTGTAGTGAGTATTGTAAGCCAGAATATCCAGCAACACATTAACACCAGAACCTTCAAAGTCATAGTCCTGAAACTCGCTTTGACCTTTTAGGAAGTTCTTGAAGTTGTCTTTGATCTGGTCAAAATCCAGTTCGGTGACTCTAATTCTTTTATTGTCCATTATCGTGTTCTCTGTAAAACAACATTCATTGTTACTGGGTTAACTGTGTTCACTATGGTGAATACCAAGGTAACATTCAATGCGTTATTGTCTGCGTTTGAAGAAACTGTAACACTGTTTACCACAACTCTTGGTTCAAAGGTAGCAATGGTGTCAGCAATAACTCGCTTTAGCATGGTATTTAAAACTGGGGATGCTGGTTCAAATAGTAAGGCACGGATCTGAGAACCTATTTCGCTGTGAAATGGTCGTTCAAAGTTGTTTGTTTGAAGCAGGTTTCGCACTGAACGCTTGATGGCATTCTCGTCGTATAGCCGTGCTACATCTCCCGTAACTGGATGTGCGGTAAAATTCAGATCCAAGTCCGAAAAGGTGCGTTGTCTTTTAGTTGCTGTAGCCATTTGATTATTTATTATCCACCTGCGAACACATTTGAAGAACCTTGCGTAATTGTGTTAATTCCACCATAATCGTCTCCGATTCTTCCAACTCCCAGTCCACCGATCTTAACTTTGCTGGATGACGTGGATAAAGTAGAAGTATCTGGTTGACATCCAGACTTAGGATGGGGTGTTATTAGTTTACCATGAACCACGATAAGGATACCGTTGGCAAATACGTTATTACCATTAACCGCACCCACAGAGGTCTGCATGGGTTGACGACACTTGAACCCTGTTCCATCGATGGAAAGTACGGTATCCCCTGCTCTTGCTACTGCTGGCATTATATTTCTCCCTGTGCCACTAGGCTAATAACTGCTGCTCTGGCTGAAGCAAAGTTCCAGAATACCCACTGACTTATGGTGACATTTTCTGTAGTTGGATGACCACCCAATAGTGGATCTGGTGGAATCGTTACACTAAACACAATGTCCTTTTGTATTGAAGTTGGAGACGGCATCTGATAACGTATCAAAGCAATCCAGTCTTCTGTAGTGGTTGGTGGTAAAACCTTTAAAGAATAGTCTCTCATTTTAAACTGATAGTAACTATTTGTAAAAGCATTAGCCCATGAGCCAGTAATCCTATACGTATAAGCATTAGGTTTCGTAGCAGTTAACCCATTTGCTGAAAGGTTTGTAGTCAGCGAAACAGCAGTGGCGTTTTGATAAGTCATTACTGGTGGTTCTGCGGCACTGGCATACGCACCTTCAAATTGTAAATCTATGGAAAACACCGCACCTTCGTATACTGTTGGAATAAAGTTGGAATATGCAGTTGACCCATCTTCGGTAATTGCAGCAAGTGGATCTCCAGCCACTGCACCAAATCCGCTTGGATTCAATTGAGTAACTTTAACTGTCATCTAAACTTGACTCCAAACTTGACTTGGTGCATAATTACGGTGTTAGGGATCATACTAAAGCGAAACCATCTTTCTTATAGGTCTTGTCGTTCAACATAGTGAATGCCATCTTACGGTTTCCAGTGTACTTGAATGAGCAGTGAACCCAGCAGATTCGAACTTTTCTGTTATTACCATTCACCCCTGGATCTCTATACTCCAGAATCAATTGATCAAATGGCACACTTGCCGCAACTTTCTGAACAAAGTCATAGGTAGCCTGATAGTCATTAATCTTACCAGTCAATTGGAAGTCGAATGCTTGTCCCGCAGGATGTTGAGAAGTAGCAGATGAGTTACTCACTACACCATTCTGCCTAAAGCCAGACGTAATAATAATACCACCCTTACCACCAGCAAGAGCCATGATCGGTTCAATACAGTTTTCTGCAAGACCTTTCATATTACAAACGATCTCTTGTATACTCATCATCTTGCCAAGAGCCTGTTGACCCTGAAGAATATGGCTACCAGCAATCATAGTTCCCACATTAACATTCGGTGACAATCTAAACGATGTCGGGAAAGTATTCATTGTGTAGATCAGATCGCAGTTTGCTCCCTGAGGTTTAACATTGTTTGCTGGCGCAGGTGCAGACTCAGTAGCAGTAGTGTTTTCTGGAGTGCTCTTTTCACCAACCACCTCACGTTTGTTTGCTGCTTGTCCTTCTGGTGAAGCATTGTCTTCTGGAGTTTCGTATGCTGCTTCATCTTCCATATTACGAGTTGGAACTTCCAGTGTTTGAAACACATTGTTTTCTGGACTACCAACAGCTGGCGGATCACCGAGATCAGTCTTGGCTGCATCAGCAGCATCTGCTGCATCCGAAGAAGAACCATTGGCTAAGTCAATAATAGAACCATCGGCAGCAACATTACCACCAGCTTTAAGGCTAACATCAGCACCAGCTTGCAGATTAACTGCGCCAGCAGACTTTGCGTTAACATCACCTTCACCTTGAATATTAACTTCTGCAGCGGATTTTACATTAATCGCTTCTTCTCCCTGAATGTTTATTCCAGTGGCAGAAGTTATATCTACAGAGTCGCCAGTAGTTTCCAACGTAAAGGTATCGCACTTAACTTGAAATGCACCAGCCACGTTTAGGTCTAGATTGCCAGCCACGTTAATTGCAGCATCATTTAGTAAGTCGATCTGAGTTAAACCAGAAACTTTAATATTGGCATCAGCATTAACAAAGATGTTTGTAGCACCTTCTGCTGTAATGGTGCATGCACCTTTGATATAGATGTAGCCGTTTTTGTCGATGATTGTATAACCATCGCCAGTGATACGATTAACCTGAGTGCCGTTTACGTCAACCTCAAGGAATGTCCCTGTCTTATGATACAGGTGAACACGTTCATTATCTGGTGTATCGTCAAATTCTTGGATGTGTCCCGACTCAGATTCAAACACATGGTTGTATGGATACTTGGCGTTGTAAGGAACAGCTGGTTGGCTAAAGGTAGTACCATCGGCAACTGGCAATCCATTTAAACGTGTGGCATCTTTCTTTTCAACTGCAGTTCCAGGAACTTTGCTTCGAGCCAATCGGTTTGTATCTGGTTCGTTGATATGAGATCTTAGTGGATACTTCATATCTGGATCAGAGAATCCTGTGTCCATATTTTGAACACGATCTAGTGGAATGCCCTGTTCGTTTACTGCTACGTTTGCAGGTGTTTCTCCTGGAACTGCGGACTTATCATCTGCGGCAATCTCTCCAAGGAAGTATTCGTAGTACGCTTTCTTTGCAGCTTTAATATCTGGCACATTATAACCTACTGCACGACATGCAGCTTCAAAGTATGATGGATCGTTTTGTTCAACCTTGACACGATCTTTAAAGTAAGCAACAGCAACTAACGCACCTTTTTCGTAGTCGTTGGTTAGATCTGGTGAAGCAATAATATCAACACCAGACAGCTTTGCGTACTTGGTATAGTTACCCTTACCAGTCAGCTGAATGTATCCACGACCCCAGTATTTTGCGCCATCATCAGCAGCAGTATGTCCCAGTGATTTACCAGAACGAGTTGTTGGTCCGTAGATGTAGCGGAAAAAGTCTTCGCGAGAACCTTTCCAGTTAGCATACTTTGCTGCATTCTCATCGTCAATCCAGCTGTAAACCTGTTTTAGTCTACCTGCATTGTAAGTATATGCTTCGTTCTGTGGTATACACTTTGATTCACCCATGGCAATACCAAGGACAGCTGCACGTGCATACCTAGCTGTAATACCCAGCGAGGTCATGGCATTACCCAGTGCTTGAATACCTTTGTAAGATGTCTGCGGAATGTTTACCGAAGAACCTTCTCTTTTACCGTATGGTGGAGATCCAGGAATTGGTGCGTCAACTTTTGCTGCAGTGGATGCCTGATTAGCTGTAGTTGCAGCCTGTGCTGGTGTATCAGCATTGCCAGTAGTTAAAAAGCCACCCGAACCAACTGCTATCGGATTACCAGAACCATCGGTAGCTACGTTCTGTGGTACGTCACCACTCTTAGTTCCTGTCTGAGCAATTGAACTTGGAAACAATTCAACAAAGTCTGTAAACTCATCTATCTTTTTGGAATCAACCTGAGGGATACCACCGATCGTACCCATCATAATCGGCTGTTGTTCGTCAGCATCTCTAAAGAAGATAATGACCCATGTGCCTTCAACTGGACCGACTGGCGCATGGCCAATACCATTCATCGCAGCAGAGGTAACTGGCTGCATCGGGAATGCCCATGGCAGATCTGCCGTTGGTAGTACTGTTTTTTGCTCGGTGTGTAACCCGACAATACGAACCTGACAACGACCCAGCTTTAATGGGTCTTTACGATTTTCAACTACACCAGTATATAATTTCATTTCTTTCCTGTCTTAGGATCAACGATCAAGGAATCTTTTAATAATTCCATATGGATCTCATGCTTCTCACGAGTAATGCGGTGGTTCAATGCGCTGATAATGTATCTACCAGAGAACATATCATCAATCAACGATTCGTTATCATCTTCTTTAAGTGTTTGTGAAGACTTGTAGATTTTAACAGCCACGATCTCACCAACGGTAATATCTGTTCTACCAGGAACTTCAGCTGTCATTCTGTACGCATGCGCCTGAGCCATTAGTGATACTCTGCGCTGCAACCAGTTTTGAGCACCATCATCCCCAGAACCATTCATATGACTATTGTACTTAGGGTAATTAAAGATGTTTGAATTGTAACGTGCCAACACATCCTGTGTAGAAACTGGATACCTGTTAAGGTGTTTTTCTTGTTCAAAGTTGGTGAACATGTTCACGTTCTGCGTACTGTACTTCTTGGTCAGAATGTCATGCGAAATCATCTTGCTGCCAAACATACCACTGTTGATACGCTCGATGTAATCAAAACCAGTTTCGATTGTATAGTCCAAGAATCGGGAGAATGTTGCTTCTGGATTAACAATGGAACCACGTTCTCTCGGCACACGTTCA